CTTTTGTGGCGCTCCACGGAGCCTTTGCTCTCATTGGTTTCATGCTTCGACAGTTTGAACTTGCACGTCTAATTGGAATCAGACCGTACAATGCGATTGCTTTTTCGGGTCCTATTGCCGTATTTGTTAGTGTATTTCTCATCTACCCTCTCGGACAATCGAGTTGGTTCTTTGCGCCGAGCTTTGGCGTGGCGGCAATCTTTCGCTTCCTACTGTTCCTACAGGGGTTCCACAACTGGACCCTCAACCCCTTTCACATGATGGGTGTTGCGGGTATTCTTGGAGGCGCATTGCTTTCTGCCATTCATGGTGTTACAGTAGAGAATACGTTGTATCAAGATGGTGAGCAAGCAAATACTTTCAAGGCATTCGACTCTACCCAAGAGGAAGAGACTTACTCAATGGTTACAGCAAACCGTTTCTGGTCTCAAATCTTTGGCATTGCGTTTAGCAATAAGAGGTGGTTGCATTTCTTTATGCTGTTTGTTCCTGTTATGGGTCTTTGGACAAGTTCCATCGGTATTATTGGTCTTGCTCTCAACCTTCGTGCTTATGACTTTGTTTCCCAGGAAATTAGAGCATCAGAAGACCCAGAGTTCGAGACGTTCTATACAAAGAACATTCTCTTGAATGAAGGTCTCCGTGCATGGTTAGCACCAGTAGATCAACCACATGAAAACTTCGTGTTCCCTGAGGAAGTATTGCCACGAGGCAACGCTCTGTGATATACTATATAAAAATACAACCTCACTGAACTAATCATGTCATTCACGGTAACTTTTAAAACTTCGGAAGGTGAGTTTACCTTCCCATGTGAGAGTGATCAATATGTACTCGACGCTGCTGACGAAGCAGGTGTTGACGGTCCTTATTCTTGTCGGGCAGGTGCTTGTAGCACCTGTGCTGGTAAGATTGAGTCTGGTACTGTAGATCAAAGCGATCAATCATTCCTAGATGACGATCAACTCGAAGAAGGATTCGTACTTACTTGTGTGGCATACCCTACAAGTGATGTGACTATCCTGGCAGAACAAGAGGAGGCATTGTACTGATGTCTTGTAATCTAAGAGAAAATACCCTCGCTGCTCTACGTAGTAATGCTGAGGGCAATATTCAGAAAGCAAAACTGAATGTTGAAATCTACCTACACAATCCTGTAGGTATTGGTGAACATCCAGATGTACTGGGTGCTATTCAAGAACAACTAGATATCATTGCCCATGAAGAAGAACGTATCGAAGTTCTTGACAAACACTTCAACGATCACTAGAGGATGTTGTGGAGCTGGATGTCATGACTGTCCATGGAGACCAACCACATGAGAACTTTGTGTTCTCAGAAGAAGTATTACCTAGAGGTAATGTACTGTGAGCAACTTTGAAGTATTCTTTTACTTTCTTTGCTTTGGTATTATTGCAGGTGCTTCATTTGCGATGATGTGGGGTAACATTCAATCTATTAATGAAGAGATGAATAAACCAAAACCACGTCATCCAGAGGCACCTGCTCCTGGTGATGAAGTGATGTATGTTGATTTGTCTAGAGATAAATTAGAAAAACTTTATTCTGATGATTAGTTCAGAAACACCTTATAAATTGGCTGAGATCATTCGTGATACTTGGCCAATGATTTATAGACCTTTTAAAAAAATCGACAATAAAGATAAGAAAATTGAAAATCCCGTAGATGATTTCTCTTGACAAGGATTACAAATACGTGTATCTTAACTAAAGGAAAATTTCAAAAATTATGAACATCATTGAAGTCAACGAAAAAATCAAGAACAACTACTTGAAGAAAAGGAGCAAATCATTTATTGGTGTTGATGATCTTAATCAAGAAACGGAAGATCTTCTCATGCAAAGGATGACTGTTGTTATGGAAAGTGGTATCAATGGTTCTGATGCACTTCGTGAAATGATTCAAATGAAAAAAAATCAGGTCAAATATACTTGGACTCAAGAACAAAAAGATCGATATGAACTTCTTTCCGCTGTAAGAAAGAATCATGTTAAATACTTTTACGATAATAATCTTGTTGATAAAAAATGAAATACACAGTTTATTCCCGTAAAGGTTGCCCATATTGTGAGAAAGTTGTTCAAGTATTCAAACTTTCTGAGCAGACGTTTGTTGAATATAAACTCGATAAAGATTTTACTAGAGATCAGTTTTATGAAGAGTTTGGTGATGGAGCTACATTTCCACAAGTCATCTCAGATCAAAAGTATATTGGTGGATGCACAGAGACCATCGCTTTTCTAAGAGAAAATAAAGTTATATGATGGAAAATGAACTAAATAAAAATAAGATGTCCGCTAATCGTGGAATCGAATTGCAATTGCGCCACGGAGGATTGAAGTCCAAAAAATCAGAACCAGAAAGGAAAAAGAAAAAAATACTCGGAGTCGATTTAAAAAATTCTGTTATATTATTTGGTAAAACACTGACATTACATATCGACTTTGGTATAACTTAAAGGTAAAAAAGGGGGTAGAACCATGGAAAGCGCAGTTTTAGTTTTTACTACGCTATTTTGTTTTGTGTTTCTTATGATGGGTGGAGTTGTCGGATGGTTATTCAAAACACACTCGGTTCAATCACAATGGTTGCAAAGTCAAATAAGTGCAGATCTACACCCAGAATTTTTGGACGAAAATGGCAATGTAATTCCCGACGAGATCTTGGCTGTTCGCTTTGAAAACGATATGGAAGATCTTGAGGACGAAGAATCTTAATCAAATTATTTTTTTATTACTATGGCTACATCAATTTCTGCAAAGTCTACAAAACTTCCAGCAAATCCATTTCAACATGAAATCCTTACAGTGGTTTCAAAACAAAGGACCAAAGCAAAACGAGTTGAAACTCTTAAACAGTATGAAAATGATGCTCTTAAGAGTTTGTTGATTTGGAACTTTGATGAAACGGTTGTCTCTCTTCTCCCTGAAGGTGATGTTCCGTTTAATAAAAATGAAGTTCCTGTTGGAACCGATCATACTTCTTTGAGAAGAGAATACAAACGCCTTTTTAATTTTGTAAAAGGTGGTAATGACGGACTCTCTGCAATTCGTAGAGAAACAATGTTTATTCAAATGCTTGAAGGTCTTCATCCAGATGAAGCAGAACTTCTTTGTCTTGTAAAAGATAAAAATCTTAGTAGAAAATATAAAATTTCAAAAGAAATTGTTGAGGAAGCATATCCAGACATTCAGTGGGGTGGCAGGTCTTAATATGGGTAAAGGTTGTAAAGTTCTCCACAAAGATTGCGATCCTTCAATGTGTGAGGATAGGTCTCTACCATATACCGCATATATGGTAGAGTATTTGCAAGACGGTATTACGAAGTTTGATATAGTGACTGCTCCAAAAAGAGTGGATATCTTTGATGATTACTGGGATAAATATCGTCATGATTTTAAAAACATGACACAAACAGAGGGTCGAGTAAACCCTAAATTGTGGGGAAATAGTGAATCATCTAAAAAGAAAAAATAATGTCTGGATTTAAAGGATTTTCTCCTAAAGATGAACATGAAGAATTCAAACTTTATGTCAATACGGATGAAGTCAGTAAACTAATTAAGTCTTATAAAAAAATTAAAAAATATCAAAAATCTTCAATTCATGAGATCACCAAACTTTCTGGAAAAGAAACTTCTGTAGATCGATTGATTGAAGAGTATGGAATAGACTCAGAAGCAATTGAGTGATTTCTCTTGACTAAATAACCCATAGGGTTTATAATACCCATACGTTCATCCCCCGAAAGGAGGACGCAAGTAAGTCGCGGAACGGAGCGTTCATCCCATGTTTGAATTTTTACTTTCTTCAACCCTTGCCTGTGAGGATGCTCATGCTGTGGTTCTTCGGATCCAAAAGCATGAGAATCTGAAAGCAGAGTGGAAGATTGAATTAATTGAAACCATTCAGGACTATGCTTCTGAATGTCCATGGGACGCAAACGACTGAAGGAACGGGAAAACGGATCCTGCTTCGGCAGAGAAGGTTAACTTTCCATTCTTTTAGGAGTCAATCATGAATACACTTACTCTCATCAAAAAACAAATCGAGAAAGCAGCAGCACTGCATGACGCACAAGTCCTCGTTACTAAGTATCGTGGAGTTGATTGCAAAGTGCATCAGGCAAGTGGGGAAACTCATGGCACCTACTGCTATCGTGGTCGCACTTACGTAAAGTGATATGGGAGCACTACAAGTCGCTGGGATCGTATCCCTTGGTTCTGTAGCATTCCTATCATTGATATACGGAGAGATTAAAGTTCTTTCCAAATAGTTACAGAGAGGGTTAAGAACCCTCTCTTTTTTTGTACTTTTATGTTATTTTAACAAATATTAGTAAATTAACACAAACTTGTCTACATAGTGTAGAATTGGGATAGAGAAAAATATGTAACTAAATTTTTTTTGATATGTGACATATTTTTAGTATAAAGCATAATGGAGGACATCATGCACAATATACTTTCACATAATCAGTTAGCGGGTTGGAAACAAAGTGTTGAGAGATTAACACATACCTTAGACCGCTCCATGGAGGAGTCTGACCTAGTTAATGATTATTATAATTGTCTTATCGAATGCGATGATGACCAAGCGACATGTAAAAGAATCTGTAGGAGGATGTTGAATTAGTCTAAATCGCATGGAGGGGTTCTCACCCCTCTTTTTTTATGTTATAATATATTTGATTATAGATAATGTAATCAACAAAAATCAAATGGAAAGAAAAAAACTCAAAAATCTCATCAGCCATTTAAAAATGATTGTTGATGAATTAGAGTCCGAAATATATTCAGATATTTCTTCCTATGAATTTGATTTTGATGATAGATCTTATTCAACATATGATGACGATGACGGATACCCAGACTGACTGGCGTTACAGTGATAAGAAAATGAAACTTCGAGAAGAAGTTTTGCAAATTCTTTTATCAAAATATGGCCATGTTATGGAAGGAGGACTTCCTAAATTTTCAAATCAATCCATCTATGAATGTACTCATGATTGGGTATCTCAAGGAAATGATACTAGTGCTGGGGTAGTTGCTTTTTATAAAGCATATTATACAGATTATGGAAGGTATAAAAATGTATGAAGAACTAAACTGTTTTGAAGAAGCATTAAAACACTTTGGCACTAGAGTTGAAGTGATCACCGCTATGGAGATGTCGAGGAGAATCTCTTCCGAAGATGCATATCAGATGATCAAAGAAGAACTGAAAGAAGTCAAGAAGTGTCGAAAACAATTTAAAAAAGAGGAATGTTGATGAGTGTAAAATTAATTAGTGTGACTCCTGATGCGGAACAGACGATGGCCTATGTTGCCCGTGTTTCAAATCCCAATAATCAGGAAAATCCAAACTATGCAAAATTGTTAGGGTATTGCATCAAACATAATCATTGGTCTGTGTTTGAACAGGCTTTCATGACTCTTGAGATTGAAACTACAAGAGGGCTGGCAGCTCAAATTCTCCGGCACCGTTCGTTCACATATCAAGAATTTTCACAACGCTATGCTGATTCTTCCTTACTCGCGGAGAAGATCCCTCTACCTGAACTACGCCGCCAAGACACCAAGAATCGTCAGAATTCTATTGATGATATTGACCCGTTTGTCCGTCAAGAATTCCAGATCAAAATGCAAAAGCACTTTGAAGAAGGAATGAAACTTTATCAAGAAATGCTTGATGCGTCGATTGCAAAAGAGTGTGCTCGTTTTGTACTTCCTCTGGCAACGCCTACAAAAATTTACATGACCGGTTCTGTAAGATCATGGATTCATTATATTGATCTGAGGTCTGCTAATGGAACTCAGAAAGAACACATGGATATTGCTAAAGAGTGTCAGTGTATTTTTGCTGGCCAGTTCCCCACTGTTGCAGAAGCACTTGGTTGGAACTAATAAATATATTTACATTTGAAGGTGACAAATGCCCACATATCCTGTTATTCATAAAGAAACTAAAGAAAAGAAAGAGCTCCACATGACCATGAAAGAGTATTCTCAGTGGAGAGAAGAAAATTCTGATTGGGATAAAGATTGGTCTGCTGGAGTTTGTGGATCTGGAGAAGTTGGTGACGCCAACATGAAGGGGGAAGCTAACTCAAACGGATGGAACGAAATCCTTGATAGAGCTAGTCGCCAACCTGGATCCAATGTTAGAAAAAATAGGACTTATTATTGATGGCTCGTAAAAAAAGAAACAACGATGTCCAACCCATTGGTGTTGGACTTACTGTAAAGCAGTCCAAAAAATCAAAACCATTGGATTCAAATTATCTTCTTGATATTGAACCACTTACCGATAATCAAAAAAAGTTTTTTGATGAATATGAAGATGGTAAACATCTCATCGCCTATGGTTGTGCTGGTACAGGAAAGACATTCATTGCATTATATAATGCATTAAAAGATGTAATGTCTGAGTATACTCCTTATGAGAAGATTTATGTTGTGAGATCTCTTGTATCAACGAGAGAAATTGGATTCCTTCCTGGTGACCATGAAGATAAATCTGCACTTTACCAAATTCCATATAAGAATATGGTGAAGTTCATGTTCCAGATGCCTTCTGATGCTGACTTTGAGATGCTTTATGGTAATTTAAAGTCACAAGAAACGATTAAGTTTTGGAGCACGTCATTTCTTCGTGGAACAACTCTTGACAATGCAATTATTATCGTTGATGAATTTCAAAACTTGAATTTCCATGAACTTGATAGTATAATGACTAGGGTTGGTGAAAACAGTCGCGTTGTCTTTTGTGGAGATGCTACTCAATCTGACCTTACAAAAACCAATGATCGAAATGGGATTGTTGACTTCATGAATATTCTTAAAATCATGGAGTCGATATCAATTATTGAGTTTCAAACTGATGATATTGTTCGATCTGGAATTGTAAAAGAGTATATTCTTGCTAAAATGGAGTTGGGTATTTGATGTTTGAACACGTTTCCATTCACTATGAGAAACTTGAGAGAGAAACGATTGATAACGTCAGGTTCTATAAAGTACCTGACACTGATAATCAAAGTCTTTTAAAATTAGTTTCTATTACTTCGGTAATTAGTTTTTATAATCGCGACATTTTTTCTAAGTGGAGAAAAAAAGTTGGTGAAGAAGAAGCAAATAGAATCACAAAGAAAGCAACAAGTCGTGGTACTGATATGCACACACTTGTTGAAGACTATCTGAATAATAAAGAGACACTCTCTGATGTTCAACCATTATCATTCTTTCTATTTCAACAATCTAAACCAAATCTGAACAAGATAAATAATATTCACGCTATTGAACAATCTTTGTTCAGTAAAGAATTGGGAGTTGCTGGAACTGTAGACTGCATTGCTGAGTACGACGGAGAACTTGCAGTCATTGACTTTAAGACCAGTAAGAAACCAAAACCAAGGGAGTGGATTGAACACTATTTTGTACAGTGTGCAGCATATGCTTGCATGTTGTATGAAATGACTGGTATAATAGTAAAGAAATTTGTAATCATTATGTCCTGTGAAAATGGAGAATGTGTTGTCTATGAAGAATATGATAAGTCCAAATACATTAAGCTCCTCTCCAAATATATTAGAACTTTTGTACAACACCAACTCGAAGTATATGGAAAAGGAACTTAAAGAAGCATTGGAAGAAAAATTTTATTGTCCAGTAAGATTCGCAGAACAGATTGAGAAAATTGTTCTAGTGAATAGTGACATGAATTATATTGATGCTATCGTATATTTTTGCGATCAAAATAATATTGACGTTGAGTTAGTAACTAAACTAATCTCAAAACCACTGAAAGAAAAAATCAAATGTGATGCAATTCATTTGAATTATCTTAAAAAATCAAGTCGAGCCAAACTTCCTATCTGACGTGATGCCTTTTGATTGTTATGTAAAATATGTTGCGATGAAACAACACTTCACTCGCGATAGTTTTGATTACCAAAAATATGGGGGTAAAACCCGAGCATCTATCTCTTCTTACAACAAAAGAAAGGATAGATATTTTTTTGAAAAAATGTCCCGTAAGTTTAATGATGAAGAAGTTGTAGATTTCTTTATTGCAAACTTTACTCTTTGTGATGATCCACAAAGTCTATGGATTGGAGAAATCATCAAAGAGGGTGAGACACGATATCAACAATGGAAAAAAGTAACTCAATCAATGAGTTATATTTTTAGATCAGAAATTTCTGATCTGCTTTCTCAGAGTAGTTTCGATAAAATCTTTGAAATTAAAGGCGGAAGACATCCATTGTTGTTGAAAATGTATATCAAGAAACAAGTCTCTGTGGAGACAATGATTATTCTGGATAAAATTCTAGGATTTAAGAAAAATTTTGATAAAAGATTGGATGATCCGGTGTGGACATCCGTAAGTTTGAAAATGAAAAAGTATAACCCCTTCCTAAATATTAACGTATCTCAGTACAAAAAAGTTTTAAAAGATCTTGTGTTATGAGTTTCTTCTCTTCCGATATTGTTCAAGAAGAAATGCAAGAAATTGCAAATCTTCAAGAACAAGTTTTTGAAAATATGTTCACATTTTTTACCATGGAAAAGGAAGATAAGATTGATCACATAGAACTCTTAGAACAACTTATTAGTAAACAACGAATACTATACACTCGTCTTTCTTTATCGGATGATCCAGAAGCAAAAAGTATGCTTCAGAGAATCCTTGACAGTTCCATTGAAATGGGATATCCTAAGGATACCGACCTTCGTCAGATTCTTCAAACAATGGAGAAACAACTCTGTTCACTGAAGAAAATGATGTAGTCGGGATGGATTGACATCCATCTTCCTATCGTTTATACTACTGAGGTACGCAAAAGCCGTATCCAATTATCGAGCCGTATCCAATTATGTCTTTTTCAAATCTCAAAAAACAGTCTAATCTCGGTGCTTTGACTTCCAAGTTGGTCAAAGAAGTCGAGAAGATGTCTCAGACCTCTGGTGGCGATGATCGCCTCTGGAAACCAGAAGTTGATAAGTCTGGGAACGGATATGCTGTTATTCGTTTTCTGCCTGCACCTGAAGGGGAAGACCTTCCCTGGGCAAAGATGTACACTCATGCTTTCCAAGGTCCCGGTGGCTGGTTGATTGATAATTGTCTCACCACTCTGGGAGATAAGTGTCCTGTTTGTGAACACAACGGTCGTCTGTGGAACTCTGGTTCTGATTCGGACAAAGAAACTGCTCGTAAACAGAAGCGTAAACTTTCTTATTATGCAAACATCTATGTTGTCCGCGATTCTGCGAATCCTGACAACGAAGGTAAAGTTTTCCTTTATAAGTTTGGTAAGAAGATCTTTGATAAACTTACCGAAGCAATGCAACCAGAATTTGATGATGAAGAACCCATCAATCCTTTTGATTTCTGGCAAGGTGCCAACTTCAAACTGAAGATCAAGAAAGTTGCTGGTTATTGGAACTATGATAGTTCTGAATTTGATCGTCCTTCTGAACTTCTTGATGGAGATGATGATGCTCTTGAAGCTCTCTGGAAGAAAGAGTATTCTCTTTCCGATATCGTCAAACGTGATGAGTTCAAAGATTATGATGGAATGAAGAAGCGTCTTGACTACGTTTTGGGTAACGTTAGTTCTTCTCGTTCCCAAGATCCTGAAGTCGTTGATGAAGAAGCTGGGTTTGAAGCTGAACGCACTGGTCGTTCGTTCACTCCTTCGTTTACTGGTCGGGAAGAGGACGCAATTGCTTCCGCAAAGCCTGCATCAGATGAAGAAGATGATACTCTGTCTTACTTCCAAGCGCTTGCTGATTCCTGACCAAAATCAGCTTTTGATTCCAAAAATGCTCGGAAATTTTTCCGGCAAAAAATTGACTCTGTAGGGTTCATCCCTACTTAGTCTTGATATAAACGAATAGGTTGAGTCTTTTTGAGGGATCGGGTGACATAATCACTCGATCCTTTTTTATACATCATGATAAGTTCCATGTCATTTAAAACCAATTGGAGATAATCTGGTTTTAAGACATAAATTCTAGATTTATCATTTTGTACTCTCTGTTCAAAATCATTATTTGTAACTGCAATAGCAATATCATTAATTGATACTTCTCTATCTGTTTTATCATCATAAAATGTGACTGGATATGGAGATTGAACTTTTAATCCACCCTGCACAATGATTCTATTTTGAGAATCTCTAACTTCTCTCGTTTCATAGTGATGAATATTGTAGAGATTTTGATAAGATCCATACTTATCCAAAAGATACTCATTGTAAGATTCTTCTGATAATGGCCATTCATTTTGTACATTTACAATATTATTTGCCATGAGCACAACCCAATCAAGATCAGCATCCTCATATATTTCATATGCAACTTGATCTGGTCTTTTATTTGCTGTAATTATATACTTATTAAAAAAGTTGATATTATTAAAAATATCAGGACGAATTCTTCCCTTTTTAAAAATATTCTTTACAACATCAAAATCTTGAATGAGTTTTCTGTCATTCTGTAGACTTTGATATTCAAAATTTGGTAGTTTTCGGAAATAAGTTTTTTTAGCCATTTTAGTTAGTCTTAATAAGATGGAACAGTGTTAAGTCCGGTCTCCATAAATTCATATTCATTTGCAAAGACGGGTTCAAGTTCTGTAAATGACAAAGTGAGTCCAACAGCCGTCGGAGAATCATCCCAAAAAGTTGAATACGATCCATCTGGTGTATAATCAACGTTCATATCTGTCAATGCACAGACTTTTATTTTCGTTAACCATGGATTTTGAGTAGGGCTAAGTTCTTCAAGTCTTGTTATTGGAGCTGCATCACCAGATTCTCTATACTCTGACTGCACCATATATGTTATCTTAAAAACATTTGGCGCTTTCAAAAATAATGCGGTTTTTGCTTGTTGAACCGACATATTTTTTCTAAATGTAGATATGATGTTATGAACTTCTTCACTTTCTCTAGAATCTCTTGGTGTAAATCTAAAATTGTAATTAAATGATCTTATCCGAGGTCCATTAAAAACCACTTCAAGATTTGGATTAATTACAGCTCCTGTCGTTCTTCCGAATAAGTTTGCTCCAACCGCTTGACCAGAGAAGTATGACAAAAGTGCGGCTCTGATACTATCATTTTGAGCAGTATTAAGGGCAGTTTTCCTAACTTCATCTCCAAAATTACTAGCTGCTTCTGTAAGTCTACCAGCTGCCAGGTCTTGAATTAAGTTACTTGCTAAACCAGCTGCACCAACTTGAATACTGTTTAAACTATCACCTCCCCAATCAACTGAATTGGTTTCCGATATGCTGGGATGCATTGGAAGAAGAATTGTATTTAATGCTTTATATTTTACTCTAAAATCATCATAATCTTTACTTAGATATCTATTTTCTGTAGATAATCTTGTTCTTGCCGCTTCGTCACTTCCTATAACTTCTGATAAACTAGGAATTTCACTGAACTTTTGAGGTTCATGTTCCAGAGTCTGAATTTTCATCCAGTGAAATTTTAAGTTTGAATCTAATTCAAACGGATATCTTAAAAATTTGTATTTTCCCGAAATGAATTCTCTATCCTCGATGGTAGCATCTGTAAGTGGAGCTGGAGGAGCCTCTGGAGGAAGAAATTCTGGTATTCTGCCTGAAGCGTCTGGATCAACTGTTAGGGAACCATCATCTGGGTCATCTGGATCTGCTTGAGGAGCTGGTTGTGATGATACAGTAACCGACGATTTAAAAAGTTCACTTTCGGTTAGTATGTAATTTAATCCAATACTAGTATAAACAGGATTAGTTCCCTTAGCACCTCCCAGTCCAGATTTTACTTGATCAATGGATTGTCTTATGGTATTTACCAGTGATTCTCCATTTAAATTTTGATATGCAGTTTCATTGACTTGACTATTTGTTGTGGTGAGCTCATTTTTATTATTGTAAAAGAATGCTTCTTCTCCAAATCTTCCATCTCCAGTAGCTGAGTCTGCACCGTATACAACTACATCTTTATCGTCCTTAATCCAATAAGATCCAGTATCACTAATAAAGTTCAAAGTTCCGATTACTTGGCTTCCATCCGTCTTTGTTAAGACTATGTTTGTTTTATAAACTTGTGCGGTCGTTTGTCCGTCTGTTGCTTCGTAATCAAGTTTCCACATGTGAATAGAACCTCCCGTTTAGGTATTTAGTTGAATATTTGCGTATGGTAATGACTGTAAATATTCAATCTCATCATTTTCAACATCATAAAAATTTCCTATGACTTCTGCCCAGGTATATTGTCTTACCATTGGCCAATGAAAATTAAGACCTCTAAATCCCCAAGGAAAAAGTTCTAAAGTCGCAATTAAAGGAAATTGATCATATGCAATTCCTTCTGTTTTTGCAGCATATACAAAAGTATAATACTTGCCAGGAGTTGGATATAGAGATTGTTGATCGTTAAAGACTTCCATAATCGCTTCCATGTAATCATCTGGATCACTTGGAAACGTATTTTCTATTTTATTTTGTAGACTAGAAAGTCTTTGAGATGACATCAAACAAGTCCTAATTCCTTTTCTGTAATAATTTTAAATTCAACTCCATTGAGTTCACAAAATTCTTCTGCAGCTTTCCACTTAGCTTGATTTACTGCATAAGTTTTTGCTTCATAAATCCATGATTTTGTTTTTCTTTTTGGATTAGGATTTGGTGGTCTAGTCTGTTTATCGGGTTTTACTTCGATTACATATTTTTTGGTTAAACCACTACTTTCTTTAACCTTTATAAAAAAATCTGGATAATACCGATGTCTTTTGCCATCAAGAGGACTATAATAAGGAATAAAAAACTCCTCACTGCCCCACTCTAATATATTTTCATTGAGATCACACCAACGACAGAAACGTCTTTCCCAAGAACTTCTACAAACAATCATATTTGGATTTCCCAAGTATTTTTTGGGATATGATGGTTTATATAAAGACTTGTTTGTTTCTCTCATACATAATAATAGGAACAATATACTTATTTAGAACCCATGGCGGGCCCAACTCCAAGAGCATTTAAAACTGGGGATTTAAAATCTAAAATTTTAAATCTTGCACAAACTTCTGTTTATCAAGTTAAAATAAGTCCACCAGATGCAGATGTGAGGCAACCTGGAGAGGCACGTTTAACATGCAAACAGTTTATTAATAGTAGAATTCAAAATAAAGTATATGATGATTTATCTCTTCTTTGCAATGATGCTTCTTTACCAGGAAGTTCTTTTGCCACTCACGATGTAACAAGTGACTACCAAGGAGTAAGAGAAAGAATGGCATATCGTCGTATATATGATGATACTTTAGATCTTACTTTCTATGTTGATAATAACTACGATATTGTCAATTGGTTTCAAGGATGGATGGATTACATTCAAGGATATTCTGAAGTTCCAGATGATAACTTTAACAACTTTAGTCGTAGGACAGCATCACATCAAATGAGATATTATAAAGAATATGCAACTGATAATCTTTATATAACAAAATTTGAAAAAGGAGATCCATCTAATACTGATTCGAGATCGATTACCTATAAGTTTATTGGAGCTTTCCCTATCAATATGATACAAACTCCAATAAGTTACGAACAAAGTGATATTTTGAGAGTATCTGTTTCTTTTGCCTATACTAGATTCGTTTCAAAAATGAATTATTCTGCAGTTTCGGAAGAAAATGGTTTTGCTCAAGCTTGGAGTAACTTTACAACTTCTCTTGGAAATGTATTTAACTTTGGTGGGAATTAAAAGAAAGATATTCCTAGATACGACTAAATAATTTCATACTGACTTGATAACTCATCATGCCACTTCCTAGTATTGTTACACCATCATATACACTTGAATTACCTTCTACTGGTCAAGAAATCGAATATCGTCCATTTCTTGTAAAGGAAGAAAAGCTTTTAATTCTTGCGTTGGAAACAGAAGATTCTTCACAAATTACCAAAGCTATCACCACAGTTTTGGAAAGTTGTGTTCTGACAAAAAATATTAAAATTAATACTCTACCTACTTTTGATATCGAGTATTTGTTTTTAAATATTCGTGGTAAATCTGTTGGGGAAGAAATTGAACTTGAAGTTGTTTGCCCTGATGATGAAATAACCAAAGTGAAGAAGAACATTCCTATTGAAAACATCAAGGTCATCAAACGAGATGATCATGAAAAGAGAATTCAAATCAGTGATGAACTGATGATTGAAATGAAATATCCTTCACTCAGTCAGTTTATTAAAGGTAATTTTGGTACAGAAGAGTTGAATGTTGAAACTTCCTTTGATTTAATTTCAGAGTGTATCGATAAAGTTTATACAACTGATGAAGTTTGGGATTGTTGTGATGTTACAAAAGAAGAAATTGTAAACTTCATTGAACAAATGAATTCTTCTCAGTTTAAGAAAATTGAGAAATTCTTTGAGACTATGCCTAAATTAAGTTATGAACTTCCAATTACAAATCCAAAAACTAAAAAGAAAAGTAAGTTGACGTTGGAGGGTTTGTCTAGTTTTTTCGCGTAAGTATGGTGTATATGGATCTGGAGTATTACTTCAGACTCAATTTTGCTCTTATGCAGCACCATAAATATTCATTAACAGAAATAGAAAATATGATGCCTTGGGAGAGAGATATTTACGTTTCTCTATTACAAAATTATATTGAAGAGGAAAACGAAAAACAAAAACAGAGTAACAAACAATCACTATGAATCTCTTAGGACCTGCTGGTAGTACTGGAACACAAAATGGCGCCTTAGTAGATCCTAAGAAATTTTTTGGTGAGGAAAAATATGATCAATATTATGAAGAACTTTTACAGGAAGGTAGACTTGGTGGTGAAAATCTAACAAGTGAAGAAAGAAAAGAAGGCGCAAAGAAATATAGAAAAGATAAGAAAGACTTTAAAAAATTCGTTGATGATTTCTTCAAGAAAGAAAAACAAACCGAAACAAAATCTCTTTCTTCAAAAAAACCAAAACTATTAACGGGATCCAAACCACCCAGTCCACAAAAAGATTTAAAACCAGAAAAACAAGTCAAAAGTCAAAAAATAACTTCAGAAGATTTAATCATTAAGAAGTTAACGACAATGCAATCTCTCCTAGAGAGTATTTCTGCATCTATCAAAGCCGATCAGGAAAGAAAAAAGAAATCGTCCGAGGAGTTACGAAAGACCAATCAAAGAGAACAAAAAGAAAAGAGGGAATCTGCTCTTGAAAATAAAGCAACTGGTGCAGGTAAAAATATAGGATCAAAATTATTATCTCCAATCAAAGGTCCTTTTGACGCAATAGCCAACTTCTTCAAGAATGTTCTTTTGGGAGCTGCAGTTCAATGGTTGTTGAATTTTATTAAAGATCCGATAGGATTTTTTGTGAATCCAATGATTGATTTCTTCAATAATATTATAAGTTCTATTCTTAGTCCATTGAATGATTTTATTAATGGTTTAAATGAAAATATAGAAAATTTTATCACAGACTTTAATAGTTTAATTGATGAACAAATGTTTGGTCTTGGTGAAAAGTTACCAGATATACCTTCTGGTGCTATTAATATTCCCAATATACCAATACCACAAATTCCAAAAATACAACAAGAAAGTCCGGCGAAAATGCAGAGGGGTGGATATATTGGAGTTGGAAAACCTCATGGCGATAGTGTTCCAACTCTTCTGGAAAGAGGTGAATATGTTCTGAATAGAAATGCGGTAAAAGCAATTGGAAGAAATACTTTAGACTCTGCTAACTTTGGTCGCTATGGTAGAGGTCGTAGCGGCGTTGGTATGCAAAAAGGTGGTATGGTTGAAGATATCACAGTTAAAGAACTTGAAAAAGATGAATCATTATCATCATTAACTCCAGGGGTAAATGATTACATTCATAAAGGAAGTATGAGTGTAGTAAGCAATACGCCATGGTCAAGTATTAAGGATAGTACGTTACTTTATCCATATTTGGACAGTGAAGGTCAACCAACCATTGGATATGGATCTGCCCAAATGAGGGGTATTACCATGAAGTCTGCTCCAATAACGGTAAAAATAGCAAAAGAATACCTTAGATCAGATGTAAGTAGAATATTGGGTGGAATGCGAGATAACTTAAAATATTTCAATAGTTTATCTGCGAAACAAAAAGCTGCAATCGCCATGTTTGAATATAATGCTGGTGAGGGATCAAGTTGGAGTGTTCTTAGCCCATATAAGAAGTTTAGACGTGCCTTGCAATCTGGAAATATCAGAGCTGCTATACCAGAGATGAGAAGAACCGGTCCGTCTAAAACCAGACTTGAAACCGAAAAATTACTTCTTTCTAGTGGTCCACAACAACTTGTTGG